AGGGAGTATGAGGGAACCTAAAGGTTCCCTCAGTATTTCATTATTTGGTTGATTAATTTCTCTCGGTATTCTTCTTTTTCTTTCTTTTGTAAAATGGAAATGGCTTTTGTGGTTCTATGATTTTCTTCATCTAGTAATTTATTCACTTGTTTATACATCATTACATATATACTGTACAGATCCCATGTATCATAGTTCTGGTCTAGTAATGCGTCTATGAACTCACTATTTGTTATGTTTTCCAATTGTTTTGTTCTATACTTTTTTCCATTGTACTGCTCGACTTGAGCTTTCATTTTACTGAGACATTGTGTCTCCTTTTTTTGCATATAGCTATCACCTTTGTCTTTTCGTATAGAATCATATATTGGATTTGTATGATATACATTGTGTATTGTTTCCTTAATTTCATCCCATTTGACCTTCTTTTTTTCGTACTCGGGTATATTGACAATCTTTCCTATACATATAACATCTATTGGCGATGATGGATACTTCTCTGAATAAATTTCAAATGCATTCTTTATTTCTTCTTTTGTCGACAAATCATGTACGCAATAGGATAATCCGAAATCAATTAAGATGGGACACTGTAGTAGATCACTGTACATGATATTGTTTTGTTTGATATCATTATGTACTATGCCTATTTTACTATTGGCCATTTGTTTTACTGCTACTTCCAAATGGGCTTGGTAACTCTGTAGATGACTTAATGTTGTACTGGGTAAGTTTTCTTCGATCATTTCGATTTGCTCCCCTAATGTTCGTGTTCCTACATAGGGTATTTTGGAGACAACGATTTGACGGTCTTTGTTTCTCTCCAATACTTCACATTTGTTGATTTCCTTTTGACTAATCGCTGATACTACCAATGGTGATACATTCTGACTTGGTGCATAATATCGACGATAATGCGGTATGGTTCGTAGTTTTTCTCCTAAATATGGTTCTTTTTCAGTTGCCTTTTTGGCTACTTGAATCTTGTTAATATATTCTGGTTGTAAATGCCCTTCCGGTGTTACCGCCGGACTATATACACATCCATATGCTCCTTCTGCTATCTTTTTGGGTGCTTTACTTCTTTTCATTTCTTGTGTTTTGGTTTTGGTTGTTTTTGTTTTTGATTTTCGATTTTCGATTTGATCTAGATTTAGATTAGTAGAGAGAAAGTTTATTGATTGGATGGATTGATATATTATTGATAGATATTTACTATTTGTTATCCTTTTTGTGATCCTTTTTTGTTTTTTTTAGAAATACTCTGTATAGATAAAAACGAATATGTTCTGTAATTATCGTACTTTGTTTGGTGAAGTCAATACTGGTTTGCATTCGTACAGACTGTTTGATATTGCAGTAGTAGATGTTATCATGACTATTTTTATTGCCTGGATTATTCACTATTTTATTTTGATGGGAAAATATTCTTTTTGGCTCGTATTAGCGGTTTTATTTCTTTTTGGAATACTTGTGCATCGAATATTTTGTGTTCGTACTACTGTAGATAAATGGTTGTTTGGTTAGTTTTTATTTGCGTCTTTGAAATAATAATATACCTTCTGTGCGTAGGTTTGGTTATCTTGGGTTGTGTTATCTTGGGTTTTATCTTCTAATGACCATGCTGTAATTCTAGGTCTATCTTTTCTAATATCTGAATTATTTTCTTGTATAGTACTCATATCTGTTTTTATAATAGTTGTAGTAGGACGTCCATCATCTGCATATTTTATACCCCATGAATTCTTGTATGTTAGTGTGTATGAATCTGAGTTAGTACTTGGTTCTATTTTTTCTATTGCTACCGCATGACCGGTAGGAGTGGTTGTGGTTGTAGGAGTGGTTGTAGGAGTGGTTGTAGGAGTGGTTTTTATTCTACTTGTCATATTAGATGAAAATCCAAATATGCCAAATAATTTGTTATTCTTTTCTTTTTTATCATTAATAAAATTATCTATGGATTGTGCTTGTTTTTCTATTTCTTTTTCTTTTTCATCATTTTCTGAGAACTTTTTTTCATTCAAAGAATTATAATCCCAATGTTTTATTACTTTGTCGTCTGGGATGAATTTCATAAGTTCTTCATATTTGGTGATTTGGTGATATATCGTATTCCGGAATTCCCTACTGGAAGCGAGTTCATGTAGAGAAGAAGGGTCCCTTTATATAGTACCTCAGGTCCTAACCTCAGTTGGACCTTTCGGTTTGAACAGCGTAATATAGTAGTTATGGAGAAATGAGTAGGATATCATATATTGAGTGTTTTATTGAATATATGAGATTGGAGAGAAAAGAATGACATGTGTAGTAAATATTTGGTGGGGGTCAATAGTAGTACTGTACGTTTTTTCTATGTTTGTTTTGAAGAGTAGAAAATATTGCAAGGGGGGTCCGCTTAACCCTTAGGCTCGACAATTCGCACATGGACCTTTATTTAGGTAACCAAAATATGATTACTAAGAGTTGGTAATATGTTGTAGAAACAGTTGTTCATCATTGCGATGTGAGAAGTAAAGATTGACAAGTTGTGCAGGACTCATGGAATACGGTTTATAGAGTTTTACTATATGGTTGGGAATAGATTTATGGAAGAAGGCGTTGTGCATGTCTTGTAGTACAGTATAGGAAACGTTGTTGAATTCATAGGTGAGGTCGATGCGTCCTGGTCGTATGAGTGCAGGGTCAAGTTGGTTGTAATGGTTGGAGGTGATGACGATGATTCTGCCTGGTGTTTCTCGTATTCCGTCCCATAGGTTAAGGAAGTCATCTAGGGTTACTGGATCATTGGGAGTATCAGTACGTGTGTATGTCCAGCCATCGGGTGGTTGTTGTTGTTGGTTATTGACGGTGGTGGGTGATGGTGTGACGGATGTAGGTATGATGGTGGTAAGGTTATTGTGTGATTTGGATTGTTTGTGTAGGTTGTCTCGTCTTTTGACGATCTCTCCGATGCAGTCAATGTCTTCGAAAACGATGATTTTTTTGTCGAATGTTTTACTGTTGTGTATGTTATTGCAATGGTATGTAGATTCGTAGAAGAGACGGTTGAGTTGTTGTTTGGTTCGAACAAGTTTTAGGGGCAGTACGATAATATGTCGTTTGGTTTTATTGGCGAGTGCTTTGATGAAAGATGTTTTACCGGTGCCGGGATTTCCATGTAGTCCAATACCAAGGTTGTAGGGAATGCCTTTTTGGTCGTACCATTCTTTGTTGTTGAGGAAGAAATCGACTTTTTGTATGATGTCTGTTTTGTGTTCTAGAAAAAGGTTATCAAATGTTCGATTGGATGTGAATACTTGTTCGTCCCATAAATCATATTTGGATTCACCTTCTTTGATATCGGTTTTCATGGCGGTATATATAAACTGTTTGGTTTTACGGTCGTCGTGTAATTTTTTTCGGTAATTGGTGGTAATATCGTCGATATAATCAGTAAGATGATGGATGTTGTATTTGTAGGAATAGATTTGGATTGTAATGTTTTCGACTTTGGTGGTTGGTTTGTTACTGGATCCTTCGTGTGTGTCAGTATCGTAGTCAATGTGGAAGAAAATATCAGAGTCTATGGTGAATCGTTGGTTTTGACATACGATGTATTGATCGTTGCATTTATTGTCGTTGTTTGAATTATTGGAGTAGAGTTCTTTCATTTCGTGTATGGATTGGTTTGTATTGGTTATGATGTACTGTAGAACAGAGTTGAATCGGTCACTATAGATGGAAGATACGTAGAATTCACCGTAAGTGGATGGTATTGTACAGTTTTTTCCTGATATGATTATTTTACTAGGTCTGTAGAAGTAGTATAGTAGAGAGAAATAGGTTGATTGTTTCTGTTGTTTATCGAAAAGGTGGTTTAAATAGTTGGCTAATCTTGCGAATGCAGTAAAGACTACAGTAGTTAAGATGGCGTCTAAAAATGGGTTATTTGTTTTCAACTGATTGAATACGAGCATTTTCATGGTATGCTGAAAGGAATGAAAAGTGGATTCCATAATATAGAGTATAGGTTGAATAGTAGAATAAGAAGTGTTTATTAGCGTTTTTGGTATTATATATCCTGTTACCGAGGTGTTTGGACTATAGGACAGCCCGCCCGCGAAGCGGGTGGGCTGAAAGGTCGGGCGTAAGCCCGACCAATCCTTTGGGTTTTTCTCTCGATCTTCTATATATCCAGAAATGAGTAGGATATCAGTAAATGAGTTATGTTTCGAATCTGCAAAAAATCTGGATTCTGGAGTCTGGAATATTGCTTTAAGTTATTAATCTGCACCATCCTCTACGGAAGCGGTGATACTAAACCATTATACTACTTGATTGAGTATAATAGATTAGATCTATTGATTGCAGTAAAAATTAAGAATATAATTCGAGAGAAATTAATAGTATTTTACTGGGGTATTGGACTTTAGGACAGCCCACCCGCGAAGCGGGTGGGCTGAAAGGTCGGGCGTATGCCCGACCAATCCTTTGGTTTTTCTCTCGGTATCAGATTTTTCTTTTATACCACATTTCTTCATAATTATTCATATGTTGATATAAAGGAGTTTGTTTTATCTCTTCTTCCGTCATATGTATTACGTTATTCTCATTTTGTTTTTGTGGTGGTTTTTGTTTATTCTCTCTCGAAAAACAATATTTTCCTTCTATACAGTTTTGACAATGGGAAGATAAATGTGGTCGACGCTCATTAATACGTCTATGTTTCAATACTTTCTGTATATGTCGTAGTGGTTTATTGGTATTGTAATATATTATTTTAGGAAAACATTTCGTCTTATTGCATGCTTTACATAGTTGATAACTATTGTTGTCATAATTACCACTATACCATTTGCGACCACATGGATTACAAGCATACTCCCCGATTTTACCTTTGTTCATGTTTGCTATACAGAAGATTTTTTGTAATGTATTTATATGATTTTTTGTAATGTATTTATATGATTTTTCAATAAAGAGACTCTATTGATTGCAGTAAAAAATAAGAATATACATAGTGATCTTAATTGAGAGAAAACTATACTATTTTACTGGGGGTTTGGACACTAGGACAGCCCGCGGGCGGGCTGAAAGGTCGGGCGTATGCCCGACCAATCCTTTGGTTTTTCTCTCGATGTTCTTCTATATATCCAGAAATGAGTAGCATATCAATAAATGAGTTATGTTTCGAACCTGCAAAAAATCTGGATTCTGGAGTCTGAATATTGTTTTAAGTTATTAATCTGTGCCTTCCTCTACGGAAGCGGCGATACTAAACCATTATACTACTTGATTGAGTATAATAGATTAGATCTATTGATTGCAGTAAAAAATAAGAATATATATGATGACCTTAATTGAGAGAAAACTATTCTGTTTTACTGGGGGTTTGGACACTAGGACAGCCCGCGGGCGGGCTGAAAGGTCGGGCGTATGCCCGACCAATCCTTTGGTTTTTCTCTCGATGTTCTTCTATATATCCAGAAATGAGTAGCATATCAATAAATGAGTTATGTTTCGAACCTGCAAAAAATCTGGATTCTGGAGTCTGAATATTGTTTTAAGTTATTAATCTGTGCCTTCCTCTACGGAAGCGGCGATACTAAACCATTATACTACTTGATTGAGTATAATAGATTAGATCTATTGATTGCAGTAAAAAATAAGAATATACATAGTGATCTTAATTGAGAGAAAACTATTCTGTTTTACTGGGGGGGTTGGACTCTAAGATGGACCACAATGGTTGGAAACAAAATACTTTTCATCTATACGTTCTTTTGTTTTTTCATTTAATACCATTGGTCCAAGATCTAATGTTCCAAATATATAATCGTACAGTAGATCACCGAACCCCAAGTTTTTGGACTTAAATATATGATGTTTGTAATGATGATAAAAAAGGGTCCTTAATATTGGTATTTTTTCTTGTTTTTCTCTCGATAAATGATGACATAATCCATGGAAAATTAAAAAAGTAGAACCAATGATTATGAAACTCAGTAGATGAGTTATTATGTTTTTGTAGAAGATGAATATATGGACTACATATAGAATAAATGCTATATAATAGATTCCTATAAATTCTGATTCTATTGTTGGACTACCGTACCATGTTATTTCACTTGGTATATTATGATGCATCCTATGTTCGTTTGATAACTTGCGCGGACAATCTTTATTATGAACTATGGTATGCAGTCCGTATTGTACTCCATGTGCTAATAAATAGTGGTATAAAAGTGTTGTTATCATTGTTACTTTTTACTGGACTTTTATTTTTATATTTATTAGATGATGGCTTTTCAACTATTTTACCGAGGGGTTGGACTCTAGAACAGCCCGCGAAGCGGGCTGAAAGGTCGGGCGTATGCCCGACCAATCCTTTGGCTTTTTCTCTCAATCTTCTTTATCCAGAAATGAGTGGGATATCAATAAATGAGTTATGTTTCGATCCTGTAAAAAATCTGGATTCTGGAGTCTTGCTATTTCAACAAACTAGAAAAATACATTCTTCAACTATCCAAACCATTATATTACTTGATTTAGTATAATGATTGGATACATTGATTGCAGTAAAAAATAAGAATATACACGATGATCTTATGTGAGAGAAAACTATACTATTTTACTGTGGTTTTAGGACTCTAGGACAGCCCGCTTCGCGGGCTGAAAGCTCGGGCATACGCCCGAGCAATCCTTTGGCTTTTTCTCTCAATCTTCTTTATCCAGAAATGAGTAGCATATCAATAAATGAGTTTTATAATTATTACAATCCTTTGCTTTGGTACTTTGTAGTTGATCTAATTGTTAAATCCTGTAGAAAATATATTGTTACAAAAGATGATTGGAGAGAAATATATGATCCTTGATTTTTAAATCCTTGAATTATGATCTTTTGTAGTTGATCTAATTGTTAAATCCTGTAGAAAATATATTGTTACAAAAGATGATTGGAGAGAAATATATGATCCTTGATTTTTAAATCCTTGAATTATGATCCTTGTTTCGGATCCTTGAATTATGATCCTTGTTTCGGATCCTTGATTTATGATCTTTTGTAGTTGATCTAATTGTTAAATCCTGTAGAAAATATATTGTTACAAAAGATGATTGGAGAGAAATATATGATCCTTGATTTTTAAATCCTTGAATTATGATCCTTGAATTATGATCCTTGTTTCGGATCCTTGATTTATGATCCTTAATTATGATCCTTAATATAGGTCCTTAATATAGGTCCTTTATATTTTTATATTATTTATTATACCAGTAAAAAATATTATTTATACCGCCTCATGTGGGGATTGAGGGATATATTCCTCCTTAAGGCTCGCTTCGCTCGCCCCACGTGGAACGGAGGGGAGTAGGGGGAACCTTTAGGTTCCCCTCCCTCCCTATACGGACCTTTTTACTCATCGTTTCTTCATTCTCAAACACATACACTCTTATCTCTTTTTCACTTCCGATTTCTTCCTCTCCCTTTTCCATTTCTGTTATCCATCCCAATCTTGAGACATACATCACATCCTTTTTTTCTGTCTTACTTATTATTTCTCCGACATACGTCCTTGACATCACTTCCGGGCTTTTTGTCACTTTGTTTAAGATTCTTACTTCTCTTACCACTGACATCTCTTTTATTAGTCTTTGACTTCGCTTTTTCATTCCTTCCTCTTTTGTCTCATTCTCATAATATTCTAACACTTCTTCCTTTTCTCTACTTGGGATAATGTGATGGATTACCCATCCTATCTGATTAAGCAAATCTATAATTCTACGTATCGGACTAGTACTATGAGTATATTCCTTTAATTCTAACATTTGATGCTCTAATTTTTCACCATACTTCTCGGCAGATTCTAATGTAATATATTTACCATGTAACCCTTGTTCTATAATCATTCGAATACGATCACTAGCTTTGATCTTCTTTTTTTCTTCTGTACAACCCGTAATCTCGACTGTACCACAATCATCTCCATCATTTCGCGTTTTTACTACACGAAATATACCGAATTTCTCATATTTCATATGTTTTGCTAAATACTGATTCATTTGAATCATCCAGTACGCAACCACATCATTACTATCTTCAACTGTATTATCTAATATTTTTGTAATTTGTTTTAAGTCTTTATATGGTTGGTATTTTAATAATTTCTTTTCTTCATAATCAAAATTGTGGGACACTTTGATTCGACATTGATTATACGATGGTTTCAATCCATCCAAATGTTGAATATATACACCACGTCTAGGGTGCTCTACCACTGTAAATTCCATTACAAATCCTAATCTCACATGATCTTGATCTAAACTACACAATTGTTCCCCTATTATTGTTGGTAACATAGGACGTTTCATATCTGGAAAGTAAATAGTAGATGAACGAGTACCCACCACATCCCATAAATTCATGATATGCAACCAACACCATACATTCGCAATATATACACTTACCATGTACTCCGTTATTTCTCCTTTTTCTTTTATCTGAATTGATAACGCATCATCCCTTTCCGTAGTACCCTTGGGATCTATGGTAAAAATATCCTTACGATCTTCATAATTCATAAAATGCCCATATTTTTCAGGATTGTTTATAATTGTGTTCATAGTAGAATCTATGCTATTTGTTCGCATAAATTCTTTTGTTCTCGCAATCGCTGGAGTAATTGAATCATGGATGTTTTTACAGTACAATCTATACTCACTATACGCTGTCAAATCATAAGTATCGCCAATATTCTGTGATATAATCCCACATGGATGTTTGTCATTCCAATTTTGAAAATAAAAGGTAATATACTTGTTTTTGAAATTTTTTTGGAAACCCATCGGCATATCATATGGAATTAAAAAGTACGGCAATCTACTATCATATGGTCTGCATTTATAATATAACCGCTTCTTGTTATCAGTACGACCATATGTACGATTGTTTTCTAATAATAAGACTCCGGGTATATTCTTACAAGAACGGACTGGAGATTCGGTTACCTTACATATTTGTTTGTCAATGACTTCATCGTTATTCGTTGTAGTGAATTCATCACCATCAAATAACTTCAATTGAATGGGGGTAGCAACTGTACTTGAATCTGTATTTTCAGATGTTTCAAATATTTTAGTTTCATCTTGCACATCCGTATATTTCCACGATTTGTAATCTCTCGATTCGATTTTGCATTTATACATCATTGTTTTTTTCTCTCGGTTTGTATTAATAGTAAAAATATATTATAAACTATATTCGGTTATAAAATATTTTATATTAACTCATAAATAATCAATTTTAGTGAAGAATATAAACATAAATTTTGGGTTTAATATAACCCACTGTACAGTAGAATAATATGACCAACTCTTTATTATTGAAAAAGAAAGCCAAAATGATGGCGAGTACAAATGTAAATCTCTCCAATACCCCCTTTCTTGTTATTGTAGAATCCCCGTCTAAGTGTCCTAAAATCGAAAAATTTCTCGGTTTTCAATACAAATGTATTGCTTCTAAAGGACATATTCGTGAATTGGTAAAAGTCGGAACTTTAAAACAACATTATGATCCTACCTATGAAATCATATCTGAAAAAAGGTCCCATGTAGAATGGATGAAATCTATTATTTCACAATTCTCTCCAACTAATGTTTTCCTAGGTACTGATGATGACCGCGAAGGCGAAGCAATCGCCTGGCATATCTGTAAAGTATGCAATCTAAATGTTGAAACCACAAAACGTATATTATTTAATGAAATTACAAAACCTGCCCTCGTTAAAGCTGTACAAACACCTACTTACACTCGTATGAATATTGTACATGCTCAACAAGCTCGACAAGTCCTAGATCGTATGATTGGCTTTAAAATCAGCCCTTATTTATCGAAGTTTGTTCCCCATGATAGTCAGAAATATTTATCAGCCGGTCGGTGTCAAACACCGACATTGAGATTAATATATGACAAATTCAATTCGAGCCATGATAAGGAAACTTCAGTACAATACAAGGTCCGTGGTATATTTTTTCCGGATCCTTCTTCTCTCCAATTCAATTTGTCTAAACCTTTTTCAAATGAAAATACAATTGTTGAATTTTTAGAAGATTCAAAGAAATTTTCTCATATTTTCCATGTTCAAAAAACTGTAGAAAAAAATAGTATCTCGCCTAAACCTTTTAATACATCGAATCTATTGCAACATGCATCATCTAATTTAGGAATAAGTCCAAAGAAAGTGATGGATTGTTGTCAAACCCTTTACCAAGACGGTTATATTACTTATATGAGAACAGACAGTAAAAAATACTCGATGGAATTTTTGAAAAACCAAATGAATGATTTCATTGGTGATGAATATGGTTCGGATTATTTAGGCGATTTTAATACAATATCTATTCAAGACAATCAAAACCCACATGAAGCCATCCGTGTTACGAATTTAAAAACACATTCTGTAGAATATGATGATAACAAGGTTATTGCTGTTTATCGTGTAATATGGAAACGGACAGTAGAGAGTTGTATGTCAGTTTATCAGTACAAAGAACACAAATTTACGATTGACGCTCCTCATGATTTATTATACAATACATCCGTAGAAGAGGGTGTATTTTTAGGATGGAAACGAGTCAATACAACAATTAACCAGCATAATGATCAACTAACTGAGCTACATCGGAAGATGAATATGTGGAAGCGTTATGACAATAAACATATACAATATGAAAAAATCGAAAGTACATTGAGCGTTACCAATCAAGAAACTCATTATCAAGAGTCTGGACTAGTCCAAGCATTGGAAAAACTCGGTATTGGACGTCCATCTACATATTCTATGCTAGTCGATGTAATACAACAACGCGCTTATGTTAAAAAAGAAGACATAGAAGGTATCGAATACAAATTCAATGAATATACTTTAGTACAACATGATGACAAATTAAGAATAAAACCCGTAGAAAAAACTTTTGGGTCATCGAAAAATCAATTGTGTATTAAACCGATTGGTATTCAAAGTATTGATTTCTTGTACCAACACTTTCCATCGTTATTCGATTATGAATACACAAAACATATGGAAAATCAATTGGATGAGTTAATCAATAATATTGATTTAGAATGGTACAAAGTATGCGAAGAATGTGAAAAAACTATTAAGAAAAGTATTGCTCCTATACAACAAAAAATGAAACAAGCATATTCATTAGACGATACTCATGAATTGATTTTTGGGAAAAATGGCGCTGTTATTCGCGTTAAAGATACGAAGACATACAAATCTGTAAAAAAAGATGTGATGTTGGATTTTGAAAAATTGGAAAATGGTAGCATGACCTATAATGATTTAGTGGAATTACCAGAGGGATCTTTAGGAAAATATGACAACGAAGACATATTTGTAAAAAAAGGTCCATATGGTGCATATGTACAATGGGGTGAAAAAAGAGAAAATATCGAGAAACTAATACGTAAAGTGAAGATTCCCCTGGCTTCCATTACTTTAGATATAATTGCGCCATTTTTAGATGACTGTAAAAATAAATTACCTCCTTCTGTTTTACGTATTTTACACGAAAATATGTCGGTCCGTAAAGGGAAAAATCGCGCTAGTAATTATATTTTTTACAAAACAGAATCCATGAATAAACCTTCCTTTATTAATATTCGTAAATGTCCGTTGAATGTGATAACCGATGACCCTGAGCTAATTATAAAATGGGCAATGGAAACATTAAACAAATAAGAACAGTTGATAAAAATGACATGTAAGTCTATAGTAAATGTATGGCTCAAAATACCGTAGATTGGTCTGATACAATTTTTGATATAAACAAATGGGAAGAAATCGGAGATACTACTGAAAGTAGAGAGGTCATGAAGGTTGTTTATTATATTATGAGTATAATTCTGTACATTATCAGTTTCAAGTATTTATTCGAAAATAAAAACACAGAATACTCGGCATATATATTCCTTTTTATTTTAAATAGTATTTCCCCTTTTTTGTGGATCGAAGACTTTAGGAGAATTCTAAATGGGTTGAATATTAATCCACTAAAAAATCCAAATAAAAACCTTTTGATGACGTTGAAATCATTTTCAATGGGTATCAGTAGCATATTTGTATTTATCAGTTTTCTTTTAGTGATTACTACCAATGAAAGAATCCGTAAAATGAAGATGAAAATGGAAGGCGAAGGTAATAATATTAGTGATTTGGATGTTAAGTTTATTGATTATAAAGAGTACAAAGACAAGGTTATATTGATTTCTTTTGTATCCATTATTGTGATTATTTGGGCTATGATAGGAGAGACATTTAGTAGTAGCAATACTATGTTCTCGAGTTTTAATAAAGATGAGTTTTTCGAAAAAATACCGCTTGCTGAATCTGGCTTTACGAAAATTATCAAATGGTTATTGGATCAACCATATGCAATAATACAAAACATAGAACAATATATTCACAACTTTTCTAGTAAAATAAAATTAGAACCCATGATAAAAATGGTGGCGACTTATTGTGTCACTTTTATTGTTACATTTTTCGGCTTATTTGTACGAATACCAAAACGTCCTGAAGAAATAAAAAATAAAATGGATCGATTCAAGGTTATTAATATGTCAAATATTTTTACTCCTGTATTTTATCGTAGATTTGAACAATATAAACATTTATCATTATTTACATGGGGTACCATTATTAGTTTATTTATAGGGTGGTTCTTTTACTATTGGAGAGCGTCAATATTACCTTTAACAAGTTTTTGGAAAAATTGTACTATTGGTATTTATGGTATATTGGTTGTAGGTGTTTTTGCTGGTCTTTTTGGCGGTGGAGCAAAACTTGGAGTTCAAGAAACCAAGGTATTGGTTATGAGTGTATTGGCGTTTATGATGGCTGTTCTTGGTACTCCTGTAGTAACCGGGTTATTCTCTATATTGAATAAAGTAAGCTATGGATTGATTGGTCTTATATGGAATAAATTATTAACCTTTGGAAATAGTACAGATAATTCAACACCAAGTTTCGGTCTATCGATTCTCTCATTTATTGCAATATTTTTCGGTGTTATGATTAGTTCTACCACAAAAATTGTTACAAACCCACTGGATAGAAAACTGAAAACGAATAAAATAGGAAGACCCACTAATACAGTAACAAATACTGATATAAGATGGATAGATCACCCTAAATCAATGAGACTATTTATGGTAGTACTAGTTTGCATGTTAATATCCCTTGTACTTGCATTGTCTATGAACTACAAGATTTTTACTCATATTTATACACTAATCAAATCACTACTAGAAATGACAGTAGTATATATTGCACCATTTGGAATCATTGCGATTGCAATCATGAACTTTGTATTTTCAAAAAAGAACCATGATAAAATATTGAATCGAATTCCAACAGATACAAAATTGCGGTAAATACACTTAAATATTTCCTTTCTTCATTGTAAAATGAAATATTATGAATCCAATTTTGATGAATATGTCCAGAGCGTACATAAATACAATTTACATCCAGAATTGGATGAAATTCTAAATAAATTACCTTCTAAAATCAAAGATCTACCTAATATGATTTTTTATGGACCATCTGGTGTTGGAAAATACAGCCAATGCTTACGAACATTATACAATTATAGTCCATCTAGATTTAAATACGATCGAAAAGTTTCAATCGGAAACGACAAAGGAGAAAAAAAAACAAAAACAGCTGTAAAAGATGTTAATAAAACAAACAATTCATCGAGTACATCCAATAAAAAAGCATCGTCTTCTACAACCTACAGTACAAGTAACAGTAGTAGTGCAAGCAAAAAAGTCGATAACAGTTACCGTATTAGTGACATACATTATGAAGTAGATATGGCGACCCTTGGTTGTAATGCGAAATCGAACTGGCATGAAATCTTTTTCCAGATTATCGATATTATATCAGTAAAACCAGAAAAGTCCGGTATTATTGTATGCAAGAATTTCCACATGATTTACAACGAACTCCTAGACATTTTCAATAGTTATGTTTGTCATCCTTTTTACAATATAGATGTACGGTTTGTTATTATTACGGAACATTTGAGTTTTATACCAAGTTCAGTGGTCGACAACTTTTTAGTACTACCAGTAAAACGACCTACCAAGGAAAACTTGATTGAATTTGTAAAATTGCAAAATAAAACTATTTTCGGACAAAATAATAATTTCATAATGACATCGGTTGAGAAAGATCAATTATCATCTACATTAGATCGAATCCAATGCAATTCAATCATTAATTTGAAAGAGTTACAAATTATGAAAACCTTACCTTGTGAAAAACTTCCAACCGATGTATTTAATGTCATAACTGATAGCATTATCCGTAAAATCATAAACCCGAAAGAAATAAAAATACAAGAATTTCGAAACGAACTGTATGACTTGCTTATTTATAATATTGAAATTACCGAAGTCTTACTGTACATAATACAGTTTTTGTTGGAAAATAAATTTATTAATACTGCACAAAGCAGTGGAATATTAAGCGAATGCTACATTTTCTTGAAATACTACAATAATAATTATCGACCAATTTATCATTTGGAAAATATTATTTATTTTATTATTTCGAAAATTCATTTCAATACAACTTGTTTATAAAGACTATAATATCACCCCCCTCTTTTTTCTATGAACTACAAAAAGGCGTGTGAAATACTCGAATTGGACCCCGTTGCAGATAAGTCAAACAAATGCGCCATTAAAAAGAAATATCATATTTTAGCACTCCGGTATCATCCTGATAAAAACAAAGAACCAAATGCGAATGAACGTTTTTTAGAAATACACGAAGCATACCAATTTTTGATGGAAAATGAAAATTACGACTCAACTATACCAACATATGAAGCAATTGTCCGTTTTTTTACTGGTAGTTTAAGTCCGGAAGTACAACAAGAGTATTTACAAGTAACTTTAGAGAAAGTAGTATCAATTTGCGAAAAACAAGCGATTCATATGATCGAAACCGTACCATATGATAAGTTTAAGCAAATATATAACATTCTCACTAGATATAAACATATATTTCCATTGTCGCAAGAATTCCACCAGGCTATGGAAAAAAAGGCAATTTACTGGTTTTCTCAGGGTTCTTTGAAAAAAAAACGTAATACCGAAGATAATGAATCCAATAATGATTTTGAATACAATTACGACATGAGTAGTTCCAAAAGGTCATCAAATAATTCAGTTTCTACAGAAGAATATTATCAAGATTACAACTTCGAAATGACCGAATCCGAATTCGATTTGTGTGACAATGAAACAATGATTTTACGTCCAGTTTTAGATGATGTTATTGTAGATAATGTGTATAAATGTGTATATGCAGATGTAGAACAGTCTATGAAATTAGCCAAACCTTTATATATACCATTATGGCACCATGAATTGACCTATGACAAAACGGATGACACCGAATTAACTGTAAAGATTATTCCGAAACTTCCTTCTACCAATTATTGGATTGATGATGAAAATAATTTGCATCAACGGATTGAATATACTTTATGTGAATTATGGGATTACGTCGCAGAAGAAAAATATTTAGAAATCTTTTTCGGAAAAAAGCGATTCATATTTTATCCTCAAGATCTACAATTAATGATGCATCAAACATGGACATGGCGAAATCAGGGAATATCCAAAATAAATATGACCAATATTTACGACGTTTCTTTACGGGCTGATGTAGTCCTGCACATTCATATTACCGGAATTTTATAAATCATTATTATATACAATGTTTTATCCAAAAATAAAAAAATTATTTCAAGATGCTCGTATAAAGGAGGAATGCACTATCCAAGAATTACTCGAACATTTCGGTGAAAGTACCATTATTATAGGTATTCTTTTTGTTACTATTATTACGAGTCTTCCTTTACCTCCATGGGGCGGAGGATTTGAATCAATACCTAGTGGAATTTTATGTATATTTTTCTCTTTCCAAGGGTTAATCAATCGCGAATATTTATATTTACCGGAATTCGTGTCTAATTATACAATCAATGTGAAAACAATAAGTGAAAGTGAATACATTGACAAAACGTTTGATTTCATTGACCGTTATATAGTAGAGAGAAACCTATATGTATTCAATGGTTTTACCAAGGTATTGTTTTATTATTTGGTTATTTTGAACTCTTTGCTTATGATAATACCAATTGTATTTACGAATGTGTTACCATCACTATGTATAACTATAATGTCACTATTATGGTTACTAGGAGATGGTCTATATTTCATACTTTCTCTCGGTCTATCTGTTTTCGTTTTTCTTTTTTATCTTTCAATTGGAATGGTTTTTTCCAAATGGTTATATCGAAATCGTAATTATTGGTCATTCGGTCTATTTGGAAAAAAATAAAGTATCAGCTATTATAAATATTATTTCTACTGTAGAAAAAATATTGGGCTTTTGAAAAGGTTAGTCATTATTTAAGCTTAGCACTTTCTATGAACAATACTAGGACCACATTCTTCATAGTCTTCTCGTGTTATCCATTTATCTTGGAATGTATTGAGAGAAGTTAATATAGATCCTCCAATCCATACACTATATTTTCTCTCGGGTGGTGCTACAACACGAACATTTGTATTTGGCGGGCACATTGTTTTCAACTCTTTTGTCAATCTTTCGCTTAATCCAGGATACATTGTTGTACCACCTGATAGTACAATATTGGAGAACAAATCTTTACGCAAATCAATATCACATTTCATAATCGTATCGTACAAATAGGTATCAATTCCTTTGCTTTCTTTACCAATAAGAGTAGGATTAAACAATACCTCGGGACAACGGAACCGCTCATGTCCTACAGTTACTATATTTCTATCCGGTAATTCATACTGCTTTTCGACTTCTGCGCTTACTGCCGCTTTCTCCATTTCTTTGTTGTAATCTAATGCTACATAACATAAATTTTCTTTCATATCACGTACAATTTCTCGTTCTGCAGTAGAAGTGAATGAATAACCGCGTTCCATTAAGATTTTCATCATATATTCGGTTAAATCACGTCCTGCTAAATCCAATCTGTAAATAGCGTGAGGAAGTGAATACCCGTCGTATATGGGTACAGTATGAGTAACTCCGTCACCAGAATCCATGACTACACCAGTAGTACGTCCGGCTGCGTATAAAGACAAGACTGCTTGAATACTAACATACATAGATGGTACGTTGAATGTTTCAAACATAATTTGTAACATACGCTCACGGTTTGATTTTGGGTTCATCGGTGCTTCTGTTAACATCACCGGATGTTCTTCGGGATTTACCCGTAACTCATTGTAAAAAGTGTGGTGCCATATTTTTTCCATGTCGTCCCAATTTGTCACAATACCATGTTCGATTGGGTACTTGATACTTAAGACACCTCTTTTGACCTGGGCTTCGTCACCAATATATGGTCCATTCTCTTCAACACCGACCATACCAATATCGTGTTTTGCATGACCAATTATTGATGGGAAAACCGCTCGGGGAGCATCATCGCCAGAAAATCCGGCTTTACACATTCCTGATCCATTATCAATGACCAAAGGCATATAATCTTCTAGAAAATCCATTGTAAAATGTGTATAAAATGAACGGACAAATTGCTAAAGTAAATAGAACACATTTGGGGGAACATTTAGGTTCCCCCATATCCCCTCCTAAGGGAACCTAAAGGTTCCCCCATACCCCCTCCTAAGGGAACCTAAAGGTTCCCCCATACCCCCTCCGTTCCACTTTATGCTTTTTGTACAGGATAAAAACATACATATAGATTGAACCAATTCACCTCGCTTCACTCGGTGAAAGGTCGGGCTTTAGCCCGACCAATCGGTTACACCCAAGGATCAGTCTAATGTTTTTCCCATTCTTTCATTCCGCCAGGATAAATCTCTACATTAACGAACCCCTTTTTCATCAATTCATAAGTAGCTAAATGTGACGCATTGCATTTGGAATGTGCGCAATACGATACAATTGGTACTTCGGCTAAACCAATTGCCCCTTTTTTCACTTGTTTCCATAATTTAGGATAATTTCTCTCGATTACCTCTTTCATCCATTGTTCTAATTGTTTCACCGACATACGTTTGATTGTTTCATAATGCAAATTGTAACTATTGGGTATATGCTCTTTAGCATAATATTCTGCCGGTAATGTATTCAATACGACACTGTACCCAGATGACAATCTATCGGTGATTTGTTTTTTTGTTAGTTCGCAGATCATCACTTGTGTATAAAGTTTGAACTTCCATGCTTTCTTTTGAGAATCACTATAAACAAAATGCAAATGTCGATAAAAAGGTTCGGCTTTTGTTTTACGGTTCATAGTGGTTTTGTAAGGCTGAGGACACTGTAGATAAACAATGGCTATACCATCACCGTTAATGCTTGCAACACCATGATTGGTAAAATCCCCATATGCTTGTATCGCGTCTTGTATTTTTAAATTGCTTTCCTGTGTTGATTTTGGATTAGCCGCCCAATATAGTATTTTTTGCCCAGCATGTTGTTTTCCTAAAGTAAGTGTGATTTTCTGGTTCTAACTCGGGGCTTTACGAATGCGAAAATCCGTTGTTTTAGATACAAATTCCTGTACAAAATCCTGTTCTTGTAACCAAAGGGGGCGTTTATGTACAGAAGCCAATACAGGGTGTTCATAATCAATAGTATAGCACGTTGCACAAATGCTTTTCATGTTATATTAATATATAGTAGAATTATATACTTGTGTAGTTGTATCTAGTACATTCTTTATATTTAGACAACCATACTATTATTTATATATTATGCCTTCTGTTAGTAGTGATGACAATAAGATTATAGTAGATAAGAATGGGGTTATTTTTAGCAAAAGTAACGATTTTATACCAGTGATTCGTGCATTGGATACCAAACACGATTTTGAAGATTATTATAATGTAAAAAATATTTATTCCCATTATTTTAGCAATCCTGATATCATGGTAAATAAAATAAGTAAAGTCAAATTAGAAAAGTCTATTAGTACAGGAGCCAATTCATTGCATCCCATTGTTGATTTCAAAACAAATGTAGAATCCAATCAAGATTGGAAAATAACTACTAGTAAAAATGAGACAAATTTGGATTATACTGTAAAAATGCCTAATATTATTGGTCCAGTAAAAATAACCGACATTTATGAAAATTCAAGCCTAAACGATTTTTACAATTTATTACCAGTAGAAAGAGATGTGTTGATTTATTTACAAGGAAAAAAAGCTGACTTTTATGAAAATCCAAAAGGAATCAATGCTTTACAAAAATTAATGGGTGTTACAAACAACGGTCCGACATTTGTCTCCAAGGATACATTCCCTTTTAGTACAGACAAAGTGAAAAAAATATTCAATGTGGCGGCAAATAGTAATTTTAAATGCTATACAACAGAAATAATGGACCCAGCAACCGAATCTAAAGATATACTAAAAAACTCTGAGTCTATTAACTTCAAATTAGTATTTTGTTATTTAAATAATGAACCAATTTACATAAATATCACAAAAGAAAAGTCTGAAAAAATTTCTATTACATTCTCTCGAGGTGATAATAATAACAAAAGTAATACATTTGATATGAATAGCAAAATTAAAACTCCTTCTATTTTGGACGTTGTCATACAAATATACATATATAAAAATAAACTTATGAAAACTATGGGTGCTAAAATATTAAAAGCTTTAAAAAAAACAGGAGCGAATGAAAGTACAAAAAATATGCAAGATAATTATTTTAATCCTATTGTGAATTGTATTCAAGTCCTGTACGAAGAGCCATTAATTATGGGTGAAAAAGAAGTAATCACCATTGCATCCAAAACGATTGGAGATCAAATGTACTTGTTTGATGCAGTAGGATATGAACATAAAAATAGAACTGAGTTAAATAACATTAACGGTACATTTGTAGTGTCTATTGATACATTTTTGAATGACTACATTAAACATACGAAATCCTGCAATTCATTTCAAGCAAGTAAATTTGGTAAAAAAATACCACGCACGCCGAGTAATTATGAAGTATGTATTTATTTAAAACCCCTTCCTGAAAAAGCAAGGAAAAAAATTGAACAAGAACAAGAAAAGGCTAACGAGTCATTGAATAATAACATTGAAAAAAAGAAAACGGAAATTAAAGCTGGAGAACTGAAAGAACTAAGTGATTCTTACAATAATTTTCTACAAAAAGCGGTTACTATTTATGCGAAGATATTTGAAGAATTTACACCAGTTGGTAATGGTCGTATTGTCAAAGAATTTACAAACAAAGAACTTGATGGTGGGAATATTTCATCTACAAAAGTGTCTGAAATGTACTATACTGCTTGTTATACATTGCAAAATATTATACAATTTTACTATTTATTAAATGCAACCAATCAAAAATACAACGATTTAATAAAACCAAGTACAGGAAACCAAAATACACAAGATTTGAAAAATTTGTACAATGGATTAAATCATTGTACTGCTGTATTTAACGATGCAAAAAAATTCATTGAAGATATGAAATTAAACGAAGACCCCACTAAATTGAAATCCACGTTGATTGATAAATTGGAAAATGATGAATTAGTTGATAAATTGAAATTATCTACACCAGGTTTAGAATCGGTTCGAATGAGTTTAGACAAAAACGCCTTGTATGTTGCGAAACTGTACAAAATCAAAATACCATCTACTGTGCCCGTTAATAATTGTTTTACAAAGGTACAAAAGTACATCGTTGGGTATTTTAATCAATACAAAGACTTGACTAATAGAAAGGTTTCCGGTGGTGGAAACGATAAAGTAGATATAAAAAGTACAATTGAAGATGATATTAAATTTATATTAGAAAACGGAGAAGATACTGATATGATAGCGGAATTATTCGACCTTTTACATTATTTCCATTATAGAGACATATATGAACAAACCAATACTGATGAAAATGATAACTATTTTGAAGATATATCTACTGTAATTCTTAAATCAATTAAAATAGAAAATATCCATTCATCTCATGTTAATTTTATTACAAATATGAAAAACATCATAAATAAGAGTTATTCTTTATTCAAATCACAAAATAGTAATATAAATAAAACTAAAACTAAAATTAAAACTAAAAGTAGTACCAGAAATTTCAATTTACAAAATGATATACAATTTGAAAACATGGATCATCAATTGAATCCTACGACTAGTCAAATAAATAGTATTAAAAGAAAAAAAGATAGTAAAAAAACAAGAAAACGTAGGCGCAGTGGCAGTGCAACAAAAAACGATTCTATATCTAACGACGACAACTACTATGATAATGAAGATTTCTATAATACAAATAGAACTCGAAAAAATAGGAAAAAAATGAATTCAAATAAACTAAAACGTAGTCAATCTATTCCCAATATGAATTCAAATAAACTAAAACGTAGTCAATCTATTCCTAATAAATTTTCAAGAAAAAATTTAAAAGCAATCAGATCACAAAGAAATACCTTTAAAAAATCAAGAGCTATTGGAAACCGTTAAAAATATATTGTACAACTATTACAATACATTTTTCTCTCGGTTTAGTATAAAAGATTTACTAATACTAATCATATTAATGAGTCTCCCACAAAGACCAGTACAAACAAATACAAATAATGATGTTCTTAATGCACGAAGTGCAATGCCTAATAAGTCAATTAACAGCATAAACGAAAATTCTTTTTCAATGAGTCGTGTTTTGTATTCCAACACGATCAATACATTGAATCAACAAACTCAAAATGATATACAGTACAAAAAGTATTATGGAGAGAAAAACCGAGATGCATCTTCTATCATTGACCGAAAGAAGTATTTAGCACAAGGTTCGAAGAATCACCAAGAAGTTCCTATTTCTTTTCAAGGAAAAAGTTCAAATACTGAATCGAGACAAGCTTTATCTAGAGTACGAAACGGAGGGTCAATTGTACCTGCAAAGAAAACCGGTAGAATTGCCTTATTTTAAGGGTTTTTCGTTTTACGTTACTGTTTTCGATTTTTACGCGTTTTCTTACAATCACGATAAGGAGCACATGAACTTCTCATTGTAAAACCTTTTATTTTCTTCATACATTGTTTCCGAGAGAACTTTCGTGGTAATGAAAATATGCGTCCATCTTTTTTACGAATACAAGTTTTTGCATTTGTTTTCGTTTTTACACAACAATTTACAACCATTTTTATTATCTGCTTTATATTATATAATACGATGCAAAAATATTTAGCAGAATTTTTGGGTACATTATTTTTCGTGTATGTCATACTAGCTACCAATAATCCATTGGCGATTGGTTTAACACTTACCTTGGTAATCTTTTTACTACAAAAGATTTCAGGTGGTCATGTCAATCCAGCAGTAACAATTGCAATGATATCTAATGGAAAACTTAGTACAAACGACTTGATTCCTTACATCATAGCACAAGTGTTCGGTGGTCTTGCTGCTTTAGAAATATACAAAAAATGGAAACTATAAATACATATAATCACAAGTTGATTCATAAATAAAATCCATTATAATAATATACATCAATACGTATTATTATAATGTCAGGACCTTTGAAAATTTTAGGAGGATTTGATAAACTTGGTAGTGCGTCAAAATCCAAATCGAAGACAAAAAAAAGAAGACCTAAAAAACAAAAACAATTAGTAGGCGGTAAAAAATGTACTAAAAGAAGGTATGTGACGAGAAGTGGTAAGAAAAAATAAACAACATACCAACTAATAGTTTCGAATAATCATTATTTGCAACTATAGGTTCTTATTTATAAATACTGTTTTCCCTTATCACGTAATAATCGGAAAATAGCGTATAATCCAATGACTGATAAACTTCCTAAATACAATTGGATTTTAAAAGGGAGTTTTCCTTTAAAAGTATCATCTGCGTAAATATCAGTAGGATATGTCTGTGTTATTTTGCCTACATGCGGGAGTTGTTCGCTTTTATTTTCTCTCAAAAAAATATAATATTCTTTATTTTCTTTACTAAATACTCCGAAATTCATAAATCTATATAATGTCAATAGTATTATTTTTTTAACTCTATTTATTTTACGAAAATAAAATTCAAATAACCATCTACAACTGAATTTCCGTATTCGAAACGTTCCAATTGCTTTGGTCGGAAAATGAAATACATTCCCGCACTATGATAGGTATAGTATTTTTCCGAATGTCTTATTTCGCGTATAAATAAGTTATCAATGTAAGCATAGACATTATTACTATTATTCTGGATCATTTGTTTCTTAACTTCTTCCTTTTTCTCCAAAAGACGATTCATTCTCTCTAAATCTCCAGGTTTTTTACTAGGAAGACTTTCAATTGAATTATGGCGTTCCCATTGGAACATGATATACCGTATTTCATTTTTCACGTCTTTGTACTTCATAATTAACTCTTTTTTATGATGTTCAATCTTTTTAATAAAAGAAAAAATATTAATATGTGAAATAATAGGATTCATTAATTGGACTTCGTACGGTATAATAACAT